TCTTGTTGTTCCTTCATCCCACAACCTTTGATATAAACATAACTGTGATGCATTAATATCAAAAGCTGTGTCTAATAAATATTTTATTGCTTTTCCAGCAACAATATTTGGTACAACATATTTTCCTTTTGTTATTGCTGGGGTATCTATTTGTATTATTGCTTCTTTATTACAAGCTTCTGTAAATATACTTCTTATTATTTCATGACTAGTTCCAGCATATGAATGATTAATTAGAGAATTCTTAAAATCTATAGATTGATTTGAAATAAAATGTATAGTATATGTTTTTCCTTTTTCTTGTATAGACATGTCAGTAATACCATCAGATACAACTAGATGCTCACACGTGTTATCAATATATCCAAATGCAATCATTATATCAGGTTGCACTTGGCCAATAAAAGTATCGTAAAAATTTATATTATCTTGTACTACTATAGTACCTTTAATGCCTCCTTTTATACTTTCTTGGATATTGACACTTAGGCACATAGAAGATATTTCTATACCAGATATAGTTACTTCAAGGGAATCTAAATAAACCATTAGTTATTCATTTCTTTAACAAACGTTAAAGCTACTTTCTGTATTTGATCTGGTTTAATTGCTTTTATATCTCTATTTTGTTCAGTTATAGCAGACTCATAATCGATATAGCTATACGCAGTTGTTCCAGCAGCTGCACGTTTTACCCAATTACCAGAACTATCAACATGGTGATGAGGTGCGTAAGCTTGTGACTTAATAAAATTAGCAACTGCAGCATCTGTAGATTCAAGACCTTGAACAGTTTCGCCAGTTACATTAAATGTACCTGCTGTTTTTTCTATAACAATATAACCCATATTAACATGAACTTCTCTTATGATACCTGTTGCACCGCTTACACCGCCAGTAATTGTTTCACCAATTATAAATTTGTTATTAAGATCTGTGTCGGTATCAGCAGCAAGGTGTTGATATTTATTTGTACAGTATTCTATAAGCTGAGAAGCAGACATTGGCCAGTCATCCCATATATTTTTTATTTGAGGATTAAGTAATAGAAATGTCCAATGATACTGATCAGTATCATATAATCTTTGGCTTAAAAGATCTGGTCTTTCACCATCAATAATAGTTATTGTTTGATAAAATCCAGCATTGTTAATTAAAGCATCAGATACTTTAGCTTTAGCCGTAAGATTTTTCATTAAATCTTTATTTCCAGATCCATCTATATCTATTAAAGCATTTTTTATATTATTAAAATACATTAAAAACCTCCTTCAACATCGCCTGAATATATTGGAACAATTTCTTTAAGTGTTACACCTAATTGAACTTCAACAGGTGCATTATTTCTTTTAAAGAATGAAGACACGTTTGGATTATAAGTAACATTAACAGATTCTATAAAACATGGTGGTATCTGTATCATGTCTTTTGCACCGTGAAATGATACAACAACTTCATCAGGAACAACTATTCTTGTTGGGCCTTTCTTTGTAGCATGAGCAGATTTTCTAAAAAACTGAATAAGGCCTGCTACTTGATCAGATTCATTTTCATTATCTGGTAACATAACCCAGTTAAATGTAAATGTTCTTAACGAAGTATTTTCATAAGCTGCAAATTCGTTTGGATTACCTGTCTTACCGAGTGATCTTTGCACTTCTGTTCCAACAATATCACCAATAGCTCCACCACCAAGAGCAGATAATAATGTTGCTGTTGGGCCACCCTTTCCTAGTGCATTTGCTCCCATAGCAGCAGCACCAAAGATTCCTGCAAATCCTGCAGTATTAAGTACGCTTCCAAGTTCAAAATCAGCATCACCGCCTGTTTTCATATTTTCAATTATTGCTCCAAACTTTCTTGTATCTTCAGTATATACCATAGAATCATTTATTTGAATGTCAGTTGGCATATATAAAGAAATCGAACCAGTAAATTCTCTAAATGCTTTTTGGAAACTAAAAAAACCTCTAACTTTTGGTGCTAGTTTTGCTTGTTGTTCTTTTAGTTCTTGCTGTCTCTTTTTATTTTCATTAATTAACTCTTGATCTTGAAAAGTAATGCCGGGACCACCTAGCAGTCCTTCATTTAATATATTTGCTTCTTCACTTATGTTTGCGCTGTTAATATATGAATGCATTGCATCTCTAACTTTTTCTTCTTCTTCGAAAGTCTTTTCAGTAATCTTCATAAACTCAAACATCATAAACGGTTCACTAGTAGCTTCAGATATAGCATCCATACGTTGAATAGCATATTCACTAGAAGCATCACTATTAAAATTAATATTATTTGCAATAGTGTCATTACCTACTGTCTCTGGATATTTGTAATGCTCAGCTGCACGATGCCGAAGTGATTGGCTTAAAAGAGAATTTTTTCTTCTTCCTCTTCTTCCTGTAGTTGGTCCTGCCATAATTGTTCCTTTGGTTTGTTATATACTTATTTATAACGATTTGTATAAATAGTTGTATGAAAAAAACATATTCTGGATCATGGAAACCTAAGAACCTTGCTAAGTATAAAGGTGACCCTAACAAAATACATTACAGATCACTGTGGGAACGCAACGCGTTTAGGTATTTAGACACTGCATCATGGGTGAAGTGGTGGAATTCAGAAGAAACTGTGATTGGTTATATATGTGCAACTGATAATAAGCCACATAGATACTTTGTTGATCTAACCATAAGAACAGATTCAGGCCGTACTCTATTGGTCGAGATCAAGCCTCATGCACAAACACAACCACCTAAAAAGAAAAAGCTTAATGAAGCATTAACCTATATGAAGAATACATCTAAATGGAAGTATGCTCAAAAGTTTTGTGATGAACGTGGATATGAATTTCAGATATGGACCGAACATGAATTAGAAGCTATGGGTGTAAAGACTCTGAGTATGAAGATGAAAGCAAGCAAGACAAAGGTTGGTAAAAGAATATGGAAAACACTCAAGAAAAGAGTATAAATATAAACATGGATGAAGAAGATCAAAGTGACGGCAAATTAGAAATATCTCTAAGAATATTAGGTAATGAAATAATAGGATTTAAAATGATGGTAGATGATTTCAAAATAAAGTTCCTACTAGGAGGTATAGCTGCGATGGGTATCATAGCATATATTATGGTGGTATTCGGACCTCAATTAATGGAGACATTTAGTGGCTAATTTATTTGACAAGTTAGAAGCGGAAGCTTTCAAGAAAGGATTAGCTGCAAGAAGCAAAGAAGCAACTGATTGGTTTTCGAAGAATGTTGCTAAGCTTGGTAAGATAGGCCCTGGAAAAATGTTAAAAGATGAAGGTTTAAGAACACAAGCTCAAGCTTCTCCCGGTGATATGGTAATGTACACGTATGATCCAAAGCTTAAAGCAACGTTGCCTTACTATGATACATTCCCATTAACGATTGTTGTGGGTCCTGCGAAGGGTGGTTTCTACGGTATTAACTTACATTACTTACCACCTAAAGTTCGTGCGATCTTTTTAGATAAATTAAATGATACTGCATCTAATCAAAAATTTAATGCAACAACTAGATTTAAAATAACTTATAAGTTATTAATGGCAACAAAGAATTATAAATATTTTAAACCGTGCTTTAAACATTACTTGACAAAAAACGTAACATCAAATATTATGAAAGTAAATGCAGCGGAATGGAATATAGCAATATTTTTAAAAACAGCCTCATTCAAGGGAGCCAGTACTGGCACAGTTTGGGCAGATTCTAAGAGAGGATACGGATAATGTCATTACCAGTAAGCATAGATACAATGAAGTCTACAATTAATCGTAGAGGTGGTGTAGCACGAGGAAACAGATTTGGTGTGTATATTACTCATCCTGCTAGAAGTATGAATAGCTTACTAGGATTTAATCCAGCTAATTTATTAAGTAATTTAATATCCGGTCAAGGGGTAAATGCTGGAGACTTTATACAAGATCCAAGAGATATGTTTTTATTATGTCAGTCTTGTACAATGCCAGGAAAACGTATACTTACAACTGAAGCTACGCACAATCATCATAATACAAAGAAGCCTTATTCAGCTGCAACCGATGAAGTTACTATGACTTTTTTATTGACGAATGATTATTATATTAAGAAGTATTTTGATATGTGGCAAGAGATGATTGTAGATACAAGAAAAGAACATTACAAAACATTTTATAAGAATGAATATTCAACTGATGTAACAATACAACAATTAAGTGCATCTAATAATGTAGTGCCAGGATATACAATTAAATTAGAAAATGCATACCCAATACAAGTTGGAGCAATAGAATTAAGTGAAGCAAATGAAGGTTTATTAGAATTAAGTATTACATGGGAATACGATAATTTTAGAAGTATAGGATTAATAGACGGATTTGAAGATGTGTTAGGAAATTTACTAGGAATAGGAAGAAATACTTTAAGTACGTTTAATAGATTATTTTAATTTTTAATATGGAGTGAGATTGATATGTTACCTAAGTTAGTAACACCAAAGTATGATATGATTATACCCTCAACAGGGGAAACAGTAACATACAGACCATATGTGGTCAAAGAAGAGAAGATTTTATTAATTGCTTTTGAAAGTCAAGATGAAACTCAAATAGAGAAATCAGTTCTTGAAATTATAAAGACATGTGTAGAATCTAAAATTGATTTAAATAAATTAACAACGTTTGATATTGAATTTATGTTTGTAACCCTGCGAAGTAAGTCTGTAGGTGAAGGCATTAAACTTAATATGCCATGTGAAGAATGCGAGCATGTAAACGAAGTTAAAATTAATTTAGATGAATTAAATGTAGCAAATTTAGATGAAGAGATAGATAAGCATGTTAAGTTAACAGATGAAATAAGCGTTGATTTAAAATGGATGGCTATGAGTGACAGGTTAAGTGGAGCAGAAACAAAAACTGAAACTGATTCTGTTATAAACTTAGTTGCCAAATCTATTGAAACAATTTATAGTGGTGAAGAAATTCATTCTACTAAAGATGTTACAAAAAAAGAAGTTGTTGAGTTTGTTGAAAGTTTAAACAGTGATCAATTTCAAAGTATAACTGAGATAATAGGTAAATCGCCATATCTAAATTATACAATGAAATTTAATTGTGAGAAATGTGGTCATAGCCATGAAAGAGAATTGAATGGATTAGCTGATTTTTTTCAGTAGCCCTTTCTCATAATAGCATATCACATTACTATAAGCTAAACTTTACATTAATGACACAACATAATTTTAGGTTAGATGAATTAGATAATATGATGCCGTGGGAAAGGGAAATCTATATTTCTCTTTTGGACCAGCATATTAAAGAACAAAACGAAAGGATGAAAAAACGAAATGGCTAAGACACAAGAAGCATTACTCGGTGAAGTAGTAAGTCTGTTAAGAAAACAGAATGCTCTCAGTACACGCGATAGACTAAGAGAATCAGAAGAAGCTAAACGTCAGGAGAAACTCACAGACACAACTACTGAGACATCAGCAACTACTGGACAGATAATTGATTCTGCTACTGACTTTCAACGTAGATATTTAGCTGGTCAAGCAAAAACATTTACTGATAAAGCTTTAGGTAATAAGCCAACTGGTACTGGTCAAGAAATTATAATAAAGAATCTTGAAAGCCAGACTATAACTTTAGGAACTATAAAAAATATTCTAGGAGGTCAGACTCAGTTCTTGGAAGAGTTATCTGACTTTATGTTAAAAACATTTGGTCTTGCTGCAGAAGAGAAAAAACTATTAGCAAAATCTAGATTAAAAGCTTTACGTGATGCAAATGAAAACCGATTAGAAAGTATTAATCCTCAATTAGCTATGGCTGGTGGTGTTGGTGGAGCATTAGCATTAAGGAAGCCAGATGTTGAAGAAGGAGAAGAAGAAGGCGGAAGTGGTCTAGGAACTGCCTTTGGTGCAAGTGCACTTACAATTGCTGGTTTAAATGTAATGAAAAAATTAAAAAATGCATTTAAATTTATATTTGGATTGCCAAAAAAAATAGCTCTTGGTTTAAGATTAGTTGGTATGTCTATTTTTGCTAAATTTTTAGGTACAAAAAGTGGTAAGCCATTTCTAAAAAACATAGGTAAAGTAAGAGCTTGGCCTATTATACTTGCTGCTATGGTTGCTAATAGTTTTTATAGTGGAATAAAAAGTGCATTTGCTGATGATGAAACCGGTGGTAATCCCAATCAAGATACAGCCAGCGCAGAAGATCAATCATTGTTAACTAAAGTATTAGATAATAAAGTATTTAATACAGCGATGAATGCTTACCTAGGATTTAGTGTTGCTAACTTTTTAACTAAAGGAAAACTAGGTGCTTCAGTAGCAGCGGTTGCTACAGCTGCTTGGAAAGGAATGAAAAATGCTAGATTAGGAGGAGCTTTACTAAGAGCTATGACGATGGCAGGAGGTACGGTTGGTTTAGGATTATCTGCACCGGCTTGGGCAGCTATGCTAGCTGCTGGGCTAGTTTGGTATCATTGGGATTCTATATCAGGTGCTTTAAAAAGTGCACTACTTGATCCACCAGCTACTGATTCAGAATTATTAGATGCAGCTGCGTTAGTAGGCGGTGATTTTGATATAGGACTTGCAGAGCAAGATCTTAATATGGAAGCTTTATCAGATGTTGATGCAATATCTGAAGCTGCTATAAAGAAACTTGAAATGCAAGAAAATGCTAAAAGAAGAAAATTAAAGAAACAATACCTATTAAAGCAAGGTTTATTAAAGAAAAAAGCTAACCAAGGTAGACATACTTTTACAGCTAAAGACAGTTTAGCAATGTCAGCATTACTTACTGAACAATTATTAGCTACTAGCACAAGTCAACTTGGCGCAATGAATATGCCAGTTGCTGGTGATAATATGGTAGATCTACTTCGTAATAACAGAACAATGACACCAATAGAATATAGTAAAGGAGAAAAATTAGCTAGTCTTATAGAATTAAATAAAGATCTGAAAGAAAATCGGTTGGTACAAATGGGTCCAGCTGGTATATCATCTAAACCAGTAGTAATTGCACCAGTTGATAATAAAACAACAAATAATAATGTTACTATTAATAGTGCATTTCAACCTTCATGGGGTGGCGCTACAGCAGAAGCATATGAACGTCATACCACATTCGGTGGTAATGGTGCCGGAAACTGGTTCTAAAAAAGGGGACTTTCGTCCCCTTCTCAAACTAATTAACTCTTAAGCTTCAGCTGCTAGTTTAGCAAAATAACTCATAGTGTCATCGTTATCAGAATCCGCTCTTGCGATTGGATCTGCCGCGACTGCGACAGGATCTCTCATAGCTTCATTCTGTTCATTATTTAGATCTTCATCCATATAATCTGCTTCACTACGATTAGTTTTAACTTCCTCACCTAACACACGTGTCAACTTAAGATTAAGTTCACTGTAAGATTTAAATGATGATGGATCAGTAAACTCACCTAATGCATACTGCTTGTTATAGATACCTTCTAATACAGAATCATCTGCATTCAAAGCTTCGGCAGTAGCAAACTCAGATCTATCATAGTTCCTGTAACCAGCAACATTAGCGATCTTCATTTTAAAGTTAGCACCTTTCCACATATCAAATGGGTTAACTGGTGATTCATCTTGGAACTTAGGTTGCATGCTATCCATGATCTTCTCAAAGATCTTAGCACCGTATCCATATAAGAATACCTTACCTTCATTCTCAGGATTTGAAGGATCTGAAACAACATAGATGTTTGACACATAATGTAATCTACGCTTACGCTTACGTGCTAAATCTTTGTCAGCTTCAATACCTGTATTCCAAAGTTTAGAATTCATCTCCGACACAGGATCATCCTTCTGAATAGTAGTCAGTGATTTCTCAACATACCATTGTCCAGTTGGTCCTTGGAAGAAGTGGTCCCAGTACTTTGCCCAAGGTAAGTCATCACCTTCGACAGTCGGTAAGAAACGAATAACAGCATAACCGTTACCTGCTTTATCTACCGTGGGTTTCCACATACGATCGTCGCCGTATGATTTCTTTTCATTGGTGCCTGTTCCGGCCGCACCAACTAATGAACTCATGTCATTAGCTTTCGCCTTTAAGTCTGCAAAACTCATTGTACATCTCCTTTAATTATTAGTATAAATTTGTATCATTGTATATTATAACATACTTTTGCTAAAAGTACATACTTTATTTAAAAATATCAACAATAATTCCTTTAAACTTATTGTCATCAAACTTTAAAAAAGATTGATACTTTGATATCTTCATGAACAAGTCAGGCCACAAGATAGTCTCTGTGATCTGTTTGTTCGCCCTATCAATAAATCCTGTAAGCTTATTGATAATACACACAGTCTCTAATGAAACCGTGCCTTCTAGATGAAGCTGGATAATTCTTGGATATGTATCTTCTATCTCCAAGAGATCATCAAACTTTACATCTGAAATCTGTTCTAACTCATTCCTAAATACATAAGACATACTATCTATAACCTTTAGGAAGTTAGTATAGGTATCTTCGTCTCTGATCATATCACCACTATACTTATTACCTGCTACTTGATGTGCAGCAAAGTATAATACAATATCATCTCTACTATTAAACCTTTTACCTATCTTCGTTAACTGAAATTTATCTGGCCTTTTCCAATACGTCTTTTCAGTTACGTTAGTCTTAAAATTATACTTAAAGCAATCGTAAGCTCCATTGAAGTGGAGGTTAATTGCGTTATGTAATGTGAAGGCCTCATATCCAGTCATTCTCATATAGGCAACTGAACCGAATGCCCACCTTGCAGTAGATTAAGTTTCTTTGCTTCGAACTCTATATGTTCCACTATCTCCTTTGAGATCAGTTTTTTACTGTCCCTAAGATCGATCTCGTTGTCCTCACATACAGTAATGACCGCATCCATGTATGGACAGCCTCTGTGAGTACGAACATATGTTTCAACTAAACCTGAGAAAGCCTTCTTGTTTATATCCTCACTCATTTTTGCATTCCATCTTTGTCATATGCTGGATTAAGTGTAGCCCAAAATACTGGCTTCTCTTCGTTCTCACCATAGAAATCAAGTGACCATACACCTTCTCTTAGATAAGTTTGACAATGGTTTTTGTATACCCTTGCTGATTCATACTTAGCAATTGCACCTCTTTCATTGGATTGGATACCGCGTCTATATGCTGCCATCTTTTCTGTAGTAGCTTTAATATATCTCTTGACATTTACTAGAGATAAACCGTGGTCATCATCTAATGCAACAACATTAGGTGCGATACTTTTATATGATGCAGGTTTTTTAGCTGCTCTTGCCTTTGCTAGATTAGCCGCTGCGGCTGCTCTTTGCTCTTCACTCATCTTACGTTTTGCCATAATGTAAATCCTATTTAGTGTGTGTAAGTTATATTATAACATGAATATAGGCCTTTGTACATACTAGCCTTTATATATTTTATAAATGTGATCTTCAAATGCTTCTACCTTCTCAACACGATTAGGCCATTTAATCATTTGTTTTTCTGGATTAGCCTTAAGGTTATTGAGTAATGGTGTGATAGCGTTATATAGACTGTCTAGTCTATCTTGTGTTGTTGATGCCTCTGCCGCTGAAGCTGTTGCCGTTTGTGCAACTTCTAATTCATCTTCGTCGACCAGAGTAAAACCGAAATCAAAATCTGCCATGTTACCCCTTTAGTAATTTGATACCCTTAGTCCAGTTCTCTGCTGCATCTTCAACATAGCCTAGT